CTTCTTACTATTATCTGCGAATCTGTTAGTGGTAATAATGAACCTGTTGTAAATACAGAATCATCCCATTGAAGTTTCATCAAAGGTTGTAGGAAAGTGTTCGTTTCTTTTGAATAAAATTTTAACACACCATATTCCAATCCAGATAATTCTATAGAAGATGTATGTGATAATCTTATCCCATAATTTACAGAACCTGTCCAATAATCATAGATAGGTTTAATATCCATATTAACATCTCCACCAAAATAAGTAAAAGATTGAGATACTTCGGTTGTAAAATCAACTCCAGATTGGATTTCCCAATTTATACCATCGGTGTTTATAGTCTCCGGCCAAGTTCCTCTACCCATTTCCCAACTTTCTGTTACCGGATACCCATATAGAGTATATGAACCCGCTAACTCTTCTGGCTGAGCAAGTGATAAGTGTAATTGAACATTAGATGCGGTTACATAAGAAGGTATATTATCTATATCAAACTGAATAAAAGTTCTAGCATTATCTCTTTCTTGAAATCTATTATAATGCTTTGATATAGTTAATATCTCATCTAACCCCGTATTTTTTGTAGGAGTTAAACCATAAACTGATGCATCTTTTGATGCGGTTACAAAATATATCATTATATTGCTCTTCCTTTAATATCTTTATCAGGAAACTTAACTTCAAAGACTGATGGGTCTAACGATGGATAGATAATCTTATTCTTTGTTGCTGCTTGTATATCATAACTATTTCTCGCATATATACCACCACACTTATTTACGATTTCAACCTTTTGAACCGATGCAACACCTTCAACCATAGCTATAGTTAATTCTATATCAGAAAGGTTTATAGTTTGGTTGAATTGCCAGTTTGCTATATTAAAAAATTCTTTTATTTCTTCTATGCAACTTAATACAACTTCTCTACTATTAAAGTTTCTATATACAGTTATATCAAAATTTACACCTACGTTGATTATAAACCCATCTATTATATTAACACCATCGGTTAACATTCTATATTCATTAACATACGTTTTTAAGTTTTGTTTAACTGCTTTGTTAAGAGTAGTTAAATTACCATTTGTATCATATCCTAATGTATATAGATTTATTGCAAAAGGATTTATTTGCTCTGCATTCTGAGTAGTTTTCTGTACAAAATTTCTTACCTCTTTTTTAACCTCATCGGTAGTAGGTACTTTATTTCCGTTTGTTATAGATTTCTGAACTATTGTTCTAGTTATTTCTGCAAATTCAGTTACATTATCTGTTGAATTTAATACACTTTCCGGTGAGTTTGCATTTAATGAATTATCACCTATAGCAAATACTTTAGCGATAGAACCAAATTTTGTTGGCATTGATAAAGCTCTTACCTGGTAATCCTTTGCGGTTACTGCTCTATTTTGAGCAGCAAAATTAGCTAATGCAGATTCTCTAATCTCATCTATACCTTCCAATCCTCTACCACCCTTAGCAGGGATTTCATTTTCTACTGCTACTGAATTTTTAACATAATTGTAAACCGTATCATCTAATTCTAATGTAGTAACTAAATCGTCATCAAACGAAATTGATTGTATTGTAGTTAAATCTCCCTGTGGTACATTTGAAGATACTCCACCTCCTGTTAAATAAATTATAGTAAGAGTTGTACCTGCAGTAGGTGATTGACCGTATGTTTTAGTTTTTAGGAAATTAGTCGGGTCATATGATTCAGCCATTCTATCGATTGAATTATTTAATCCCATACCTACATTTTTAACATTAGGTATCAATAATTCATCGGATAGAGAACTATCTCCTCCACCAAAATGTATCGATGTTGTAAAATCATCATTTACCTTAGTAACAAATCTTCTACTGGTTTTTAATAATTTTAATAAATACGGAACAGTATCTTTAAACTGATATAATTCAGGGTCGTTCTGCTCTACATTTGGGTAATCTACATATATCGTTTCTTGTGCCAAATACGGAACTTCATACCACTTATTACCATTATCATCCACTACAGATTCTATTGCAATAATATCGGATTCATCCAATTTTATAGATTGAAATGATTCTGTTGCAGATATAGTTCTAACTGCAACTTGCTCCGTAGCTGATATTACCTGTATTTTCTTCTTAACTAAGTAATAATCAGGAAGTTGTGTGGTTTCATCTATACTATATACACTTATATCTCTATCGGTTGGGTCGTTAAAATCCAAACCTTCGGTTGTTCTAAATGTTATATTTGAATTACTATTTGATGAAATACTAAGCCCTTGTTGTATTCTAAGTAGATATCTAGTATCTAATTCCCCACCACTATCAGCTTTACATAATTGATAAACTGATAATGTGGTTACAGCAGGTGAAGTTGATTTAGGCTTATAACCCAATAAATTAGCTAAAGCGAATACATTTTTTTCCTCAGCTGCATATTGAATTAAACTTTCTCTTAATGATGCATCCGTATAATAACTTAGTACATCACCTACATATGAAGCCATCTCAATGAACATCATACCAGGAGAAGTCTCATTAAAATCGTTATATGTATTAGGGAAGTATGTTTTTGCATACTCTATAAGATTATCTCTAAATGCTGAGAAATCTTTTGAAAGGTAGGAAATATCCCTACTATTTCTCCCTATTTTTTTATTTGTTATTTTAAATGCCATATTTAACCAACATTAAATGTTACTGTCTCTAGGGTTTGTTGCCCCGCAATTTGATATTTCAATGAAACCGCAAAGATATTACTATCAATGTTTGTATTATTTTGGTCTACGAATATCTCAACTATATTGATATACGGCATCCATTGAGCTATGGCATCTTCAATACTATCTTGTATTCTTTGTTCTAATTCATCCGTACTTGGATTAAATAAAACATCGTATAAATCTGTACCAAAATCAGGCTGCATCAATCTTTCACCTTTATTAGTCAATATAAGATTTTTAATATTTGCCTTTACTTGGTCTTTTGTTTGAAACGATTGAGCAAAATATCCATTAGAACCCTTTTGAAGAGGGAGAGTGATTCCTATCGCTACTCTATCATTTTCTGATAGGTCTAAGGTATTTTTCTTATCGATTACAATTGCCATTATCTATTTTTATCTTTACTTGCTGCCAAAACCTTAGCACTTCTCGCTATCGCTTTATCCAAAATATCGTTTCCGGTACTTATTGGGGCAGAAGGAGCTGCGTATTGATTAGTTGGTTGGTATCCCATTTGAGGGTCACCATATCCAATCATTTCAGGAGTTAATGTACCCCATCCACCATCATCCATAGAGTAATTAGGTCTAATTCCCGCCATTGCAGTTTCATTAAGAACCTGATTTAACATTGAATTCTTAGTATAAGTTTTTTGCTCAGGCTGAGATTCTCTATCTTTGCTTAAGATTTTGTTAGCTAAATCGAACGGGTCAGCACTTTCCTCTACTAATGATTTAAGAGAAGATTGTTGTTTAACCGGTTGAGTTCTTTTAACCTCAGCTAACACCTCTTTTCTTATTTCTTCTTTAATAAGAGAAATTTCTTTTTTTACTTCCTCCTGAACGATTATTTGAATTGCTTTAAATAGTTTGTTCGTGTCCATACATTGTTTATTGTTTATATAAATATTTAGTTTTACTTTTTGGTAAAATACTGCACATCGAAGTTATTGCCGGTATCAGGTTCACTACCACCCATCATTCTAGCAACAGTATATGTTTTATCAGACCTGACTGATGCCTGACTCCCGCAATCTCTTACGATTATCTCTCCTTTTTTAGTTATACCCAACATTATCACAAAGTGCCCCCTAGCTCTTCTAGATGTACCGGCTACTCTAATAATCATAGGGCGTTTAATAGTTCTAAGGGTTGTTTTATATGAATCATACACTTCTTGTTGACTCTTTTCCCCTTTTATAGTTTTTCGTATTCTTGTAAAAGAGCCTCCTAATAACTTAGGTGCATCTGCAAAAAATGCACCAGAATTAAAGTTATTTCCACTCATATATTTACCCTGAGCCTCATTATCACTTGAATATTGGTATTGACCTTTATAAAACTTAATAAATGTTGCTTCTGTAACTACATCTTTACCGTCTTTACCTTTTATTTTATACTTTTTAAGTAAATTGGCTAAACTCGTAACCAAACACGCCCAATTGGTTTTTTGAGCAGCGAATCCTACATCTTCTCCGTAATATACATCTATATCTTCTTTTTGGAATTCTTTTCCTTTAGAATCTTGTATATCAATTTTATAATCTTTCTTAGCCTGTTCATCATTTTTGTTTTCCTGTCCCTGATGATATTCCTTTGCAACAGGGAAAGTTTGCGTTACCGAATCATCCGGTTCTTCTTCCAATGTTACTCTATCATTTTGTTCCAAAACAATATCCTCATATAAAGGACCTAATTCAGCCGGTTCAACTGAATATCCTTGCCATGGAATAGGAATATCTAAAATTGTTTGTGCAGGAGGTGCTCCAGTTAAACACGATGTATATGCTAACCCACTTATCGATGTTAAATGTTTTGTACCCGCATCTATTAGTTTATCAATAAATGGTTCAATTTCATTAAGACCACTCATATCATATGGAGCGGGAATGGGTGCACCTGGATTAACCGTTACATTATTTGTTATTACTATTGTTTTTGTTGCACCTGGAGGTGGAAGAGGAGGGGTATTTGTTTTAGTTAGAGTAGCACCTGTCCAATATTTAATAAATCCTGTCACAAACATATTAATTATTGGAAGTTGTACTAAACTAACAGATTGTTGATTTAATACTAATATCAACCATGATTTCATACCAGCTGTATCACCCTTTGCTACAGTATTTCTAAAAATTAAATCCCCTGATGTTGGGGAAGTCATTGCTTTATTATAAGCATTTGTAATAGCTTCTGCAACCGTCTCTACATCAGGAGGATTGGAACTCATTGCATTTAAAACATCATTTTTAAAAATTTGCCAACTCATATTAAGATAAGTTTACTCTTTTTGATTTAATAGTTGTCAATTTGTTTTGTATAGCTTTAAGTGCACTTGCATTCGCAGGGTTCATTCCACTTGTTGGACCAGCTGGGGTTAGTAACCCACCTGCCTGAAGATTAATTATTTCTGTTATTATTTCTATTAAAATATTTTCTAACGTATTACCCAACACCGCAGGTTGTACATTTCTATCACCTAAATTTATACCACCTCCATCTCCGATATAAATGGTGGTTGTTTTATTTATAGAACTTATATCTATGTCTCCTTTAGATTCGATAGTTATACCTAAATTGGTATCAACTGAAAATATACCATCTGTTATTACACCGTAATTACCCTTTGAGAAGAATATAGTTTCAGCTGCTCTAGATGAAAAAACTAATCTATCTGATGTGATTATAATTTGATTACCTTTTAATTCAGATGGGTATCCCTCAAATCCTTCCTTTTTATTAGTTATATAAGATGGTGTGAATTTTGATAAATAATCTCCACTCGATATTGCAATGGTAGACCCATCCCTATTGATATCCTCTTCTATATCTTTGTTTATATCAAGAGATGAATTAGCGGGAGATTCTCCATTTCGTATTATAATTGTTGGACTAATTGATTTCTTATCATTGTTGAATGCACTAAATCTTATAGATTGACCAAATCTACTTTGTAATAAATGGTCACCTTCATAAAGCCTTAATCTTCTACTTTTTCCAATTTTAAAATACTCCCCTAATTTTTTCTTAACATCTTTTCCGGAATTAGTTGTAAGTAAATCTCCTTTATAATCCCTTAAATCGGTACTAGGATTTACTTTTGCAGCGGAATCATTTCCAGATGTTTCTTTTTCACCATCGTATGAAGAAAATAGGTTTGAATTAAAGTTAAACCTTCTATAGTATTTAATACCAGATTGAGTTACAATCTCTACTATTTCATTTATAACAGGAATTCCATAGAAGTTTTCATCTAAAGGTGTTATAATAGTTTCTATATTTCTACTTGTTCCACTACCCCTAACTATTATACTTCCTGGAAGAATTGGGGCGCCATTATCCATCTTATCAAAGATAAGAAATACATTCTCAACCTGAGCGATATATGCACCCGTTTTTTGAGGGGTACTATTCGCTGAGGTTTTGGTTTTATACGCACCTCCGGTGGCTAAATGGTCATTTGCCATTATTTTTTAGTTTCTTCAAGTTTTCTTTGGATTTCTTCCAATTCATATTCAATATCATCTACTTTATCCATAGTTTTCGCTTGAACATCTTTTGAAATCTTTTCCAATTCACCCAATAACTCTTCCTTTTCTTTGTCGGATAATAATCCTCCATCGTTAGTTCCTTTATATTCCATTGCAACGAATCTTTGTCCAATTGTTGCTAATCTAATTAGAATATCATCATTCTCTACTGAGAACTTAACTAAATCTTTAATAACTGGTCCAATTGCAGCAATATCTCCCGCATGTCTGATTTGTTTTTTGAATTCTTCAATCAAATCACTTATTTTTTGTTTCTTCGAATGTTGGTTGGTATATATCTCACCGAATAAGTCAGATAACTTCTTTTCCCCAAACATTACAAAATCTGTAGATTGTTGTTTTGCCATACTAATAAATACCTTATTATATAATTTTTTGTGAATCTATAAATCTATAGAATTCTTCCGATAATAATCTATATCCTTCTGAATTAGGATGTTGTGTTCCACGTGTATCCCATCTTTCAGTATGTTCCCATAAATCAGCTCTATTAAACGTATTTAGATACCCCCTAGCGGTTTGTTTTCTGTATTCCCAATAAACTCTACCATCTATCAAATCTGTCTTGTCATAGTGGGGCAAAATACCCATAAACATATCTTCTATACCATCTATAAAGATGTGAGATATCTTATAATGTTTAAAAAACTCCTGTAGGAATACAATGTAGTTTTGGTTAACTATACTATAATAATTCTCCTCATATAAATTAACTAAATAGAACTTCTTATAATCCTCCATAAAGAAATCATAGTATCTATTCTCTGTTTGAGTGGATGTAAAAAATCTATCCGGAGTTTCCATTAGATGCTTAGTACTCCAACTCAACCATTCACCTTTAGGCCCTTTTGGGAAAAATGGTAAGTAATCTCTTAATGATGAACTCCACATTATAATAACTAAATCATTTTTAGTCGTCTCACCACTTTTTACATCATCAACTATCTGATTGAATATAACATTATTGGGATTACCACTTATCCCATTATTTTGATAAGGTAATCCCAATTTATCACTTAAGTGTCTAACCCAACTATTTTCTTTTTGGAAGATTATCTTTTCGTGTTTAGAGAGAGTGTCTTCGATTTCTCTATTACAACCCTCTCCAACTGTCCAACTATCTCCATATGCAACTATTCGTTTCATTTCTTAGTTATAACATAATCTTCTAATACCAACATATCCAATCCAATATCCAAAAATGTATCTATTGCTGTTTTTGGGTCTCTAATCATTGTTTGGTCTTTAATATTGAATGATGTGTTAAGAACTATTGGATATCCGTTTTGTTTTCTTAATTCTGTGAGTAAATCATAAATTCTTACACACTGTTCTCTATCTAAAGTTTGTATTCTAGCAGTTCCATCAACATGAGTAATCGCAGGTAACATATCTCTAAACTCTCTTTTCACCCCAACTATTTGATTCATATATGGAACTGATTTATCCCATTCAAAATATGTAGATACATCTTCCAACTTTATTATCGGTGCAAATGGTCTAAATCCTTCTCTTTTCTTTACTATTTTATTTATTCTACTTTTCATTTCCCCATTTGTAGGGTCAGCCAAAATAGAACGATGCCCAAGGGCTCTAGCACCAAACTCCAATCTACCCTCAAACCAAGCCACAACTTTACCATTTGAAATTGCATTTGCAACAACTGAAATAATTTCATCATCGGACAATTTATTGTATATCAATTTTTTATTATAATTCTGTAATTCTTTTTTAATAACATCTGTAGAATACTTTGGCCCTAAATATGGATTAGTGTTATCATCTCTTCTATAAACTAATACTACACTATTACCATTATCACAATATGAAATTAAACAAGCTCCTATTGCAGAACCCGCATCAGATGGTGCAGGTGGTATCCATACATTTTTAAATCCAGTCTTTTTTGAAATCTTACCATTAGCAGTTCCATTGTATGCACAACCTCCACCTAATACCAAATTGTCACATTTAGTTCTACGATGTAAATCTTTCAATAAACGAAAAAAGTACATCTCATAAATGAATTGTACCGTTGCTGCTAAATCCTTATGTTCCTGTGTAATTTCTTCTTCCGGTAAACGGGGTAAAATTCCTAAATGCTCTGATAGTTTAGAAGTGAACATAATATCATCACTCTTATGATAATCGAACATTTCCATATTCAAACTATATCCACCTTTCTTAGAAGGATAAATTATTTCTCTAAATTTATGTGAAAATGTTTTTGGGTTACCATATGGTGCTAATCCCATAACTTTATACTCTCCTTCGTTTGGTTTAAATCCTAAGAAGGCGGTAAAGGTTGAATATAACATCCCCAATGAATTTGGAAACTTAGTAGTTTCTAATGTTTTCCAAGTATTCCCTTCACCATGTGCTAAAACGGTCGTATCCCACTCTCCAACTCCATCAATACTTAATATCGCTGCTTCTCTATATGGAGATGTTAAATATGAATAACCAATATGTGAATCGTGATGTGATGTGAATTTAATTTCAGCTTTTGAAAACATCCACTTTAATTTCTTTTTTAATTCAATAAACTGGCTTACTCCTTTAAATGCAAATTTGAATGCATCTTTTATTTGGAAATTTTTTAAACAAGTTGTTACAACTCTATGTGTTTTAACCAAAGGTTTCTCATAAAAACAAACCTCTTCGACATCTTCAAAACTAAATCCCGATTCCTCTATAATCCATTTAATTGATTTTTCTGGAAATGAACTATCATGCTTTATTCCACTAAATCTTTCTTCTTCTACTGCTAATAAAACTTTGCCATCCTTAAGTAAACAAACGGATGAATCATGATAATAGCAACTTATTCCTATTTGTATCATTTATAAAATATATCTTCTTCTATAGTGATATCACCTGTATTTAAGTACTCTTCTAAGATTTTATCTTGATGTACTTTCATAGTTGAAATCACTTTTGTTATATAATGTGTTTTATGCCCTGTCATTTCTCTTATTAACAGGTATAAACTTTTTTTGTTAAAATTTTCAATGTAATCAACTCTCCTAAACAATTCTAATATAGCATCTGCAATTTGTATATCTCTCTTTTTATCAAATACCACATTTAGTTTAACATCCCAATATGATAACATAAGAGTTCTAAATTCAACGTGAGTAGCATCGGTTTCAATTGCCAATGTATCTTCGGATGGATTCCAACTTTCAGGCATTACAGACATCAATTCGTTCTGTTTGTACCTTTTATAGTTTGAATTGTTTAATAGAATTAAATGGTTTAATGCCATTCTAGTAAAGTAAGAGAATGCTTTACCCTTCCCCTCCTGAAACATATGAATTTTGTAAATCATCTGAGATACTACTTCTCTTTTTACATCTCCATGCCCATCATCAAAGTAAGAAAATTTATAAGTATTTAAAACATTTTCCGCTATTTTCTCAAACGGATATTTTATCTTATCTACATACAATGTATTTTTTTCTCTAAGGTTTTCGGATTTGTTATAAGCTATTATCGCTTCTTCCGTCTCCAAAGTGAAATACATTTTACTTTTAGGAGTTTTTGGTTTTCTCGGCATCTTATTCTATAATGTTTTTAAATTCTTCTATCTCATTTTTAATATCATCAAATGTAACACCAACTTCATCATCTTTTTCAAAAATTTCCTTATAATCTATATCTCTAATTCTTTGTAAAAGAGCTTCGTATGCCTCTTGTCTATCTAATATAAAATCTTCATAAGCATCAACTTTGTTTAATAGATTTAAAATACCTATTACACCGGCAATTGTTGTTAATATAAAGAATACCAATATTGTTATTATCATAAATTTTATTTTAAGCTTCTCCTGGTTTTCCGAAATGCATCATAAATGCAGAATCATCTTTAGTATTAGTTTTTAATTCAGATGATATCCATTGTTCAACAATAGTTTTTTTACTATCTATCATTTCTTCCAAATCTTCCTTTGAAATCAATTCTTTTTCAATAATCAAATCTACCAATGAATACAATAGTATTTGCATTGATATTATTTGATTACTTTGTTCTACTACTTTATTAGTTAGAACGTTATTTAATTCTTTTTGATTCATTTAGTATTACATTAAAACATAACCCTTTTCCATATACTTTGTTATATGTTTGTATTTTATTTGTTCAATATTACCATTAGGGTCTTTAGCCATAACTATCTGGTTTCTCTCATATTGAATAGGTGCTTTAACAGGTTGGTTTATGTTTTTATCAGCGATGGTAATACCATCTAAAAGGTCAATCATTTGTTGAGCAAAAATACATTCATTTAATTCCTCTCTTTGATTTTCCATATCACCTTTGAATACTACTAAACCTAAATTATCGGTTTGCACTTCTATTGAAAATGCTCTAATTACAATTCTAAATTTACCATTAGTATCAAATTCAGAAGTTTCAGTAGATTGAAATGCTTCATTTGAATATTTTGTAATATATGGATTTATTAAAAGAAGTGGGGTTTCAGTATTAAGATAAAATGCTCTGAATGGAAGTTTTACACTTCTTGTACAAACTGCTGATAAATTATTTTGCTTAGCAAATCTTTTTAGTGTTTTTTCAATTAGTTCTTCATCTGATTTAGTGAACGGAACTGCTTCAATCTTATTTAATTTCATATTTTCTATTTAATATTATACAAATATAATACAATTTTTTCAAATTTACAAATATTTCGTATAGAATTTAAATTTTTCTATGAGTAATCCAATAATTAACTGCGTTTTGGTCATTAATCCATTTTGATTTATCATTCCAGTCGAAATCTGGTCTAGCGTAGTACGGAAGCCTACCTTCTTTTTGCATTATAACACCTGAGTAATTCCATCTATCAATCAATCCATCTCCATCTAGGTCGTAACCATCGATAGAACCATCCCCATCTAAATCAATTCCTCTTTTAGTAGTATCTCTAACTAAATTTTCTAATTCAGTGTCAACTTCTATGACTTTTTTTTTAATTTTTCATCAGTTAGGGCTACCTCATCTTCTTCCACATTTGTTGTATCGGAATTAATTTCTTTTTTTTTTGTTTCCTCATTATATTGAGTAGCCGCATTAACTAATTGTTCATTTGGAGGAGTTGGATTCTCTATTTCGCTAAAAAACACCTCAGCATCTTTTTCTGATTTTAATATCGGTGTTTCTCCGTAAACTTCATACATAGAAGGTACTTTTTCTTCCTCTCTTTTCATCACTAATCCATTAAATGCGATAATTAGAGCAATTGCGAGTGGGTCAAACACTATTACAATCAAAAATATGAAGAATTTTACTACATTTTTCAATTCTATACCAAATGCTTCGGCTACAAATCGAAAACCACCAACTTCTTTCTCTAAATCGATGTTAGCAATCTTAATTTTGTTGATTTCTTCGGTATTTTTAGCATTTTCCTCTTGCAATTTACCAATTTTATCGTTTAATTTACTGATTTCTCTATCTCTGTTATCAACTGAACGAAGTAATCTACTATTTACCTTACCACCATCTAAAATTTTACCTTGATTGGTGTTAGATTCGGTAATTTGAGTGGATAATTGAGTAATTTGAGTGTTATTTTGGTCAATTTTTGTTTGCCACACTGCAACTTCCCTATCCACTTGTTGTAATTGTAAGGATTGCTGTTGAAATGCATTAGAAAGGTAACCAAATATACCCGCAGAGGTAATTATCATCAGAATACCCACCGAAAGAGTTAAATACCACTTATTAAACCCCTTAATCTCACCCCAAGTCTGTTTAAGGTATGTGGCCGCAACTAATTTAGCGAATTCCAAAGAACCCGCCATCACCATAACAGAAACAGATGCACCCGCAAAGAGTACACCTAATCCAGTTACAGAGAAATAAGCAGCGCATCCGGCTATAATAACAGCGGATAATCCAACTAATACCTTTAACCAATTCATTTTATCCTAATGTAATTAAGTCGTTGTTTGTATCAATCATAAACTTAATTTCTTCTAATAATCTAATTGCCTCTACATTATCAGCGGGTCTAGCCCCTTTCATCATATCTAATACAATACGAAGTCTTTGTTTAATTGCTTCGTTGTTATCTGTAATTCTTTGTTCAAATTTTGCCATAAAAGTTTTGTTTGTTATATTATAAATATATATTAAATAAAAAAGGAAGACTAGTATTAGTCTTCCTTACAAAGATAAGTATAATTTTTCAATTAACCAACTTTAATCGTAACCTTTTTTGGTTTTGCTTCTTCCTTCTTAGGAATTGCTAGATAAAGAATACCATTGGTGATTTTAGCTGAAGTTTTTTCTCCATCAAATTTATCTCCTACGGCAATTCTATCATTAATAGAATGAATTAATTCTTTTTCAACTTTTGATAATTCCTTTTCTATTGATTTTACAAAAATTGCATCTTCTTCCAATTCAATAGTGATATCATCTTTACTATGACCTAAAACCGATAACGCAATAACTGCTTCTTCCTCTTTTACATCAATAGATAATCTTGAGTTTTGGTATTTCACAGTCGGTGCTGTAAAAACTGCATTGTTGAAAAATGAATCAAACACTTCATCAAGTGTTGTGTAATTTTTTTTAGGTGTGTTGTACATAATTTTTTTGTTTAGTTTACTATATAAAAACAATTACCATACCACCGTAGTGATATGGTAAAATTGTCAGTATAATTGTGAAAAAGTGTCAGTTAAAATAAATCTCCTTTCAATCCCTGCTGTCTTTCGATAACAGTACTCATATGGTCTGCCCAATGTAGGATATACTGAATAGTGTAACGAAGATACTTAGAAGTGTCATATACTTTGTAATACTTCTCATTGTCTTCATCGTACACGCCATCTGTTAATTTGATACCAAACCATTCTTTGTCTGATAAAGTAATACCATATTGATTCATAGTAAAGAATCCTCTATCTGTAATAGCCATAAAAGGAATTTCTTCATTTCTTTTAAAGTATTCACCTCTGTTCTTAATGTGCCATTCTGAATCATTCTTAATATAGTGTAACTCACCTTTAGTTCCCAACTTACCTAAATCATGATGCAGTGCTGCAAAAATTAATTCTTCATCTGTGAAATCAATAGTACCTCCACATTCAATAAAAAGATTTTTCATCTTCAAAGAATGTTTACAAACATTAAAAATATGGTCAATATAACCACCCTCATATGCGTAATGGAAATTCTTATTACCACTAGCAGGTGATAACATCAAATTAGGACCTAATTCGTCCATTGAGTACATATTCAAAAGTTTTTCCTTCCTTTCTCCTGTGATGTACTTATCTACGATTCCTAAGAATTTCTTGTAGTTAGTCTCTAGCTCTTGGTCTGTGTAACTTTTCATATTCTTTTCTTTTTTTTTGTGTTTTAAGTTTTATTTTTTTAAGCTTTTCTTTTATCTGTCCTGGTTTTATGATACTATAAAAAGATACCACAAATATACAAAAAATTTTTCAATTTTACAACTTTTCCCCAAATTATTTTTCGGCGGGGTATATGGTAAGTTTCGTAAGTACATAATACAACATATCAACCTCCTCTACTGAGGTACAAAAACCTAACCCACCACTATCAAATAATTCTACAATATATTCTCCCTCATCCAATCCAATTTCTTTCCATTCGTTGTTATATGACGAAATTAGGCACATACAATTTGGGTCTACGGAATTTTTTGGTAATCTAAGTAAATAA